GGTATTGCAATTCGTGGTAAGACTCGTGCCTAGTGTATCTAAAAAGCAGCACAACTTAATGGCGATGGTGGCTAATAACCCTACCAAAGCTAAAGAACTCGGTATCCCGCAAAAAGTAGGTGCCGAATTTACTAAAGCCGATAAAGGCAAAACTTTTAAAAGAGGTGGTTTAATGGCAAAAGCAAATCCGTTCATGGAAATGATTGCAAAGAAAAAAGCAGCGGCGGCAGATAAGAAGCCAATGAAAAAGATGGCTTCAGGCGGTTTGGCTGGTGGTCACAAATCAGCTGATGGTATCGCTTCTAAAGGTAAAACCAAAGCCAAGCAGATTGTTATGGCTGGCAACAAAGGCATGAAAAAAGGCGGTATGTGCTAATGAAAGCCTCGCGGGGTATGGGCGACATTGCTCCATCTAAGATGCCTAAGGGTGTTAAAAAAGCCCGTAGGGATGATACTGACTTTACTCAGTATAAAGAAGGTGGGAAGGTTAATGCTGCTGGTAATTACACAAAGCCTAGTCTACGTAAAAAGATTGTGTCTCAAGTAAAAGCCGCAGCAACTCATGGTACCGGCGCAGGGCAGTGGTCAGCCCGTAAAGCACAGCTTGTTGCTAAGAAATATAAAGCAGCAGGTGGTGGATACAAAGACTAGTATGAAAGCGCCGCAAAAGAGTCTAAAAGATTGGGGAGACCAGAAATGGCGAACCAAAAGCGGGAAACCATCGTCAAAGACAGGAGAGCGGTACCTCCCAGAAAAGGCGATAAAAGCACTAAGCCCCGCCGAGTATGCAGCCACAACGAAGGCAAAGCGACAAGGAAAAGCTGCTGGTAAACAATTTGTTAAGCAGCCTAAAGGCATAGCCAAAAAAACTGCAGGATTTAGATAATGACTACAATGAGCGATTTTTACCAGAAGCAAATAGAAGCATCTGAGCGTTTATATCAAATGATGATGGATGACCACAATGAGCGTATGAAGGTTCTGGTCGATGCATATGACTTGAGCGCTAGTTTGGTAAAGAAGTTGGAAGAGCGTGACAAAGAAATCGAAAGTCTTCGCATAAAGCTACGTGGCTACGAAGCCGTGGAAAGAATGTAATGGCATATACCTCAGCTACAACTACGTTTAATCCTGACCTCAACGAACTATTCGAAGAGGCTTTTGAGCGTTGTGGCTTAGAGTTACGCACGGGTTATGATTTTAGAACCGCTCGTCGTAGCATGAACTTCTTGACGGCTGAGTGGGCAAACAGAGGTATCAATCTCTGGACGATTGAAGAAGGCTCTATTAATTTAGTACAAGGGCAGACTACGTATGATCTACCTGTTGACACCGTTGATTTGGTGGAGCATGTTATTCGGACTTTTTCCGGACAAGGTCCTAACCAGACAGACCTCAACATTACTCGGATCAGTGTATCCACGTACTCAACCATCCCCAACAAAGAAGCACAGGGAAGACCCATTCAAGTCTGGATTAATAGACAGTCCGGGCAAAAGGTTGGCTCCAACGAGGCGGCAGCGAAAAATCCACAAATAAATGTGTGGCCTGCACCAGATCAAGGTACTGCTGAACAACCCTTTTACGTTTTCTATTATTGGAGAATGAAAAGGATTTACGATGCGGGTAATGGTACTAATGTAATTGATATTCCTTTCCGTTTCTTAAGCTGCTTAACTGCAGGCTTGGCATACATGATTGCAATGAAGAAACCTGAAGTTGATCCAAATCGCGTACTGGGTTTAAAAGCCGCGTACGATGAAGCTTGGGAATGGGCAGCTACAGAAGATCGTGAGAAAGCTGCGGATCGTTTAGTCCCACGTGAAATGTTCTTCTAATCATGGGTAATAGGTTTAGTTCAGCCAAGAACTCGATTGCAGAGTGTGATCGCTGCGGGTTCAGGTACAAGTTGAAAGAGCTTAAGAAGCTCACGATTAAGACTAAGCAGGTCAGTATTAAAGTATGTCACACGTGTTGGGAACAGGATCAACCTCAGTTACAATTAGGTATGTACCCTGTTGATGACCCACAAGCGGTACGGGAGCCACGTCCTGACAATAGTTATTACCAGTCTGGTTTTAGTGGGTTACAGTTAACATCTACCCCTCCAGATGTTGTAGATGCGTTTGGTTCACCTGAAGGTGGTAGCAGAGTATTTCAATGGGGTTGGCGACCAGTAGGCGGTGCTAGCTCTAATGATTTTGGTTTAACCCCCAATTATCTAATAAGCATAAGTGCAGTAGGAACCGTGACTATCACGACAACTTAGGAGTAAAACATGGACAAGATGGACAAAAAACAAGACAAAGCTATGATTAAGAAAGCTATGGGTCAACACGATACCCAGCAGCACGCAGGTAAGAAAACTGCACTAGCTCTAAAAAAGGGTGGCGCAGCTTGTTATGCTAAAGGTGGTGTAACTTCGTTGGATATGAAGAAGTATGGTCGTAACTTGGCTCGTGCTATGAACCAGAAATCTTCTGGTAGAGGCCGTTAATGGCTAAGTTTTCACAAAAGGTAATGGGCAAAGAAGTGGGTCAAGCCGCTGTCTATGCCAAACCACATAGTATGTCTGGAGGCCCTATGGTCATGAAGAAAATGGAAGACCCGAACAAGTTAGTCGCTGATAAGATGACTAAGAAAACTGCTACACCTCGTGTGTCTGCAGGCGATCCTGCTAACCAAGATGTAAAGACTGACGGTATTAAAATCCGTGGCACAGGCGCAGCTACTAAAGGTGTGATGGCACGAGGCCCGATGGGTTAATAGATGACTCTAACCGAGCTTACTAATACAATCATTACCTATACGCAGAACGATGACCCTGCGTTTATAGAATATATCCCTACGTTTATTACGCAGGCTGAAGAGCGCATTTATAACTCGGTTCAGATTCCGCCACTCCGTAAGAACGTAACAGGTTTGTTAGTTGCAGGTAATAAGTACTTGTCATGCCCCGGTGACTTCATGTCAGTGTTTTCTATGGCTATTATAGATGCACCTACTGGCTATGATTACTTACTAAACAAAGATGTAAATTTCTTACGCGCCGCTTACCCAGACGCAAACGAGACAGGTACACCTAAGTACTATGCTTTATTTGGCCCTAAGGTAGTGGCGAATGCGCCACAAGACTCGTTGAGCTTTATGTTCGCCCCAACACCTGATGTTGCTTATACAGCTGAGCTACACTACTATGCTTACCCAGAGTCGATCACAGTAGCAGATGATGGCACTACATGGTTGAGTTTGAACTATAGCCCAGTCTTGTTATACGGTGCATTGCTTGAAGCCTATGTGTTTATGAAGGGTGAGCAAGACGTAATGGCGTTCTATAAAGCTAAGTATGATGAAGCTATAGGTCAATTGAATCGTCTGGGAACTGGTCTAGAACGTGGTGACGCGTACCGTGATGGACAAGCAAAGATTAGGGTTAATCCGTAATGGCTATACAGCAAACATTAACCACAAGCTTCAAACAAGAGATGCTCCAAGCGGTGCAGAACCTTGTATCGGATACACTAAACATAGCGTTGTATACAGGCTTTGCAACAATAGGCCCAACTACAACGCAGTACATAACAGATAACGAAGTCGTAGGGAGCGGGTATACTGCTGGTGGTAAAGTTTTAGATGGTGTTTCAGTCAATACTGATGCAACAACCGGGATAGTGTATGTTAATTTCGGTAATGTAGTATGGGACCCAGCGGTTTTTACAGCTCGTGGAGCCTTGATATACAACGTAACACAGGGCAATAAGTCAGTTGCGGTTTTAGACTTTGGCTCTGATAAAACAGCGACAAATACTTTTACTGTAACGATGCCTGTTAATTCATCAACGACCGCACTATTGCGGTTTACTTAGGAGATAAGATGGCATTAGTAAATACTACCAAGGGCGAGATGGAAGAATCTTTGCTCGAGAAAAAAGAGGGTACTGTCGACAACGATAACGAGACAGTCCTCTGGACAGAATACTGGCTGGACGGCGAGCTAGTACATCGCTCAGTGCACATGACACTGAAGAAATTTAACTTAATGGGCGAAGCCGTCGCCGCATCTTTTTAATAGGACTTAGATCATGCCAAATTCACAAGCAATGACGACCTCGTTTAAAACCGAGATTCTGACTGCAACACACAACTTCGGTACTGCCCCTACTCGTGGTACAGGTGTAGCCGATACTTTTAAAGCAGCTTTGTATTTAGCTTCTGCTTCTTTGGGTGCAGGTACAACTGTGTACTCATCGACTGGTGAAGTAACCGGTACAAACTATACCGCTGGTGGTGTGACTGTAACTAATGCAACGGCCCCAACTAACAGTGGTACTACCGCATACTGGACACCTTCAGCTTCAATTACGTACACCAACGTAACCCTGTCTACTTCGTTTGATGCTGTATTGATTTATAACAGCTCACAAACAAACAAAGCAGTCAGTGTTCATACATTCGGTGCGCAGACAATTACTGCAGGTACTTTCACACTGGTTATGCCAACAAATGGTCCCGGCACAGCTTTGCTGAATATAGCTTAACTTAAGAAAAGGCGGACGGAGAAGCCATGTTTGGTATAAGTTCGTTCGCCGCTACCCCTTTTTCTACCCTACCCGCAGCTGGTGGGGTTAGTGTTACTCTATCTGGTGTTACAGCTACTGGTAGTGTTGGGGTAGTTAGCGTTACGGCAGATGTTTCTGTCACGGCTACTACTGCTACTGGCTCTGTTGGCACCGTAGTATATGCACAGATTGTAGTTGTAGACTTAACTGGAGTATCCGCCAGTACATCTGTTGGCGATGTAGCACAAGGGATAAGTGAAGATTTATCTGGCGTAACTGCTACAGGTTCAGTTGGTATAGTAATCAATGCAGTACCTGTATACCCAACAGGCGTAACTGCTACGGGTACAGCCGGAACACCTTCCTTAGCAAACCACACTACGTCTTTATCTGGCGTAACTGCTACAGGTTCAGTACAAACCCCCGTTGAAGACCACGAAGAAACACCAGCCCCGGTTACGGCTACAGGCTCTGTTGGTAATATAACGTATCGTGCTACACCTGCAATAAGTGGTAACTTAGTTTTTGGTACCGCCGGTACGATGACTATCGGCGCTGTATTGACTGGGGTATCTGCTACTAGCATCGTTAGAACACCAACACCTGTACACGAAGAAGAGACTACAGGTAACACCGCTACGGGTTCTGTTGGGGATATAACTCAACAAAATAAAACCTTTACGCTATCTGGCGTAACTGCTATAGGTGCAGTACAAACCCCCGTTGAAGACCATGTAGAAACACTTACAGGTGTATCCGCTACAGGTTCTGTCGGTAATATTCGTGGTGGTCAAGCGTTTACTGGTGTTTCCGCTGCTGGAACTGTAGGTACTGTCGGTAATATTCGTACTATTACTAAACCCGGAATAGGTGTATTAGTTTTTGGTTCTGTAAGAAACGTTGAAGAAGACCATAGAGAAACCCCCACTGCTGTAACAGCAACAGGAACCGCTGGCACCCCAGTAGCCGGTATGCTCCATACTCTAAAGAAAGAGTTTGCTTATGGTTCTGTAGGCAATGTTGTTGTAGGTGTTAAGAGCGTAACGTTGTCTGGCGTAAGTGCAACAGGTTCTGTAGGTACAATACGTGGTGGTCAAAGACTGACCGGTAATACTGCTACAACATCTCTTGGTATAATAGCAACTGCTCGTAGTAAAGCATTAACAGGTGTGACCGCTACTACCTCTGTTGGCACTGTAGTTAAAGAAGCGCGAAGCTTAACACTTACAGGTAACACAGCGACTGGCACGGTGGGTACTGTAACCGCCCGTATACCTAGAACATTAACGGGTGTTTCTGCGACTACAAGTGTTGGTACTGTACCAGCAGCCGGTGAAGTTTCAGCTATAACAGGACGTACTGGAACGGGAAGTGTTGGTACGGTTAAGAGCGGTCCGTTTGTTTCTTTGACAGGTAATACAGCTACGGCATCAGCTGGGTTTACAAATGGCGGTACAAGATTAACTGCGGTTACAGCTACTGGCTCTGTTGTTGGTTTAACAGGTAGAGTAACAAGAACAGTAACACTTACAGGTAACACAGCAACAGGTAGTGTTCGTAATGTATCCTTAGGGGCTAGAACCCAGACCCTGACAGGTGTAATTGCTACAACTTCGGTTCGTTCTGTTATTGCTGGTCGTCCAATTACTAAAGTTACAGGTACAGGTAGTGTTGGGAACGTAACATCGAGTTTTGCAGTAGAACTGACAGGTGTTAGGGCTACAGGCAGAGTTGGTAATATACGCAGAGGTGATGACTTAAGAGATATATCCGGCGTAACAGCTACTGGAACTGCGGGCGATGTTTTACGTGAGCAGCCTCAGCCTATCACTGGAGTTACTGCAACAGTTACAACGCCTAATATTGAAGCAGGTCAGGTATTAGAGGGACAAATAGCTACAGGTTCCGCAGGTACACTAACTTACGAAATACCAGCGTTCTTAACCGGAGTAACAGCTGCTGTAACTACTAATGATGTTGCATACGTGCAGTTTATGTCATTACTGGGCGTTTCTGCCGAAGGTACTGTAGGTAATGTGGAATCTAAGATACAGTGGAATATTATTAATTCAAATGGTGGTACAGGTTGGCAAGAAATAGAAGCCTCAGCTAGCACAGGGTGGACACAGATAAATACTGAACCCGATGCTGGTTGGACTGATATAGATACCGCACTAGAAATCTAAGGGAATATTATGGCACTCGTAGTCAAAGATAGAGTACAACAAACTGGGACGGCCCCCAATACGACAACTTTTAACTTGTCTGGTTCTGTTGCGGGCTTTCAAGACTTTGCCGTAATAGGTGCGGGCAATAATACGTACTATGGAGCAACAGACGCAAGTGGTAATTGGGAAGTTGGGTATGGGATGTACTTAAATGGCCCCGACACAATCGCCCGTATGAGCGTACTTGAATCTAGTAACTCGGGTTCTTCTGTCACTTTCCCCGGAGCAGTTACCATTTTTTGTACATACCCTGCTGAAAGAGCAGTATTTTTAGATAGCACTGATACAAATAGTTTTACGGATGGGCAGTTATTAATAGGTGATTCTTCTACTGGCACATTAAATAAAACAACGTTAACTGCTGGCTCGAACATTACAATCACAAATGGTAATGGTTCCATAACTATTGCTGCTAGCGGAGGGTCTTCGTTCCCGTATGTAAACCCAGCCACAGTAAGTCAAAATATAACAGTTACAACCGGAAATAATGCAATGTTAGTTGGACCTGTGACGGTAGCAAATGGGTTCTCAATAACTGTAGAAGACGGTGCTAACTTTGTGGTAATTACTTAAGAGGTAGATATGGCTACAGTATTAAAAGCTGGTAATGTTACAACAGGAGGTACATTCACTCCTGACGGTACCGGCATATTGGAAATTAAAACAGGTACAGGTGTTGGTACCACTGCTATTACTGCCGACGCTTCGCAGAATGTAACAATAGCGGGCGGCCTAACAGTAACGGGTAATGTTGTTGGGGCTATTAAAATAGCTACCGCTGTACCCACAACACTTACATCGTTTACTGCATCTATTAGTGGCACAACAATGACAGTGACCGCAGTTGGTTCTGGTACAATTAATATAGGTAAAGTTATTGCTGGTACAGGTGTTACAGCAGGTACAACGGTTTTAGCCCAGTTAACTGGAACAGCTGGTAGTACAGGTACATATACAGTTAGCGTTTCTCAGACTGTTGCTTCAACAGCCATTACCGTAGTTGGTATTGCATTTTTAAATATACCCAGCACCGTTGAACGTATTACAGTAATGTTTAATGCAGTTTCAACCAATGGGGCATCTGCTCTACAAGTTCAATTAGGTACTGGAACAGCTACATATACCACAACAGGATATGCTGGCGCTGGATTAAATTCAAATGCGGGAACTGTTGGAACAACAAACCATACAACTGGACTTGTAACCCCAGCGGCTAATAACGCAACAGCGATAATTGTTGGACACGCCGTATTTACAAATGTGTCTGGGAATATTTGGGTTGGGTCATTAAATGTTGCTAGAACAGACGCAGCATCAATTGGTGTTAGCTCGACTGTAGTAACTCTTGGTGCGGTACTAACTTGTATTCGTGTCACCACAGTCAACGGCGCAGAGCAATTCGACGCTGGCTCAATCAACATAATTTATGAGTAAATACTATGACAGCCGCACTTATAGCAAATAATGATGGTACTGGCGCTATTAGGGTCAATGGGCTTGATGCTATCCAGATTAATACTACAAGACAGGTTGCGTACCCCGGCACTGCGTATTCACCAAACGCTACGTTAACCGATGCGGCTACGATTGCTTGGGATACCACATTAGGTCAAGTAGCTACGTTTACTTTTGTATCAACTAATAGAACGATGGGTGCTCCTACAGCTTTATTAAATGGAGGCTTCTACGCTTTAGCAGTTATACAAAATGCGGGCAATAATACGTTAACATGGAACGCGGTATTTAAATGGCCTGGTGGCTCTGCTCCTACATTGTCTGTAAACGCAGGGGCTAGAGATTATTTTGTTTTTCGTAGTGACGGTACTAACCTTTATCTGCAAGGGCAGTCTTTCTCGGTATCATAATGACTACCATTGTATACACGGGCAATAGCTCGATTAACCCCCCATTTCCAGTGCAGCGTAGCGTTAGATTTCGTGGGGTAACTGGAACTAATTTTACTAGAACATTTGGTGCGCCAACAACTCAAAATATATGTACATGGTCTGGATGGGTTAAGCGTGGCGATGCTTTACTAGGAACCACTACCTTTGCATTTTTTGGCATAACTGGCGCAAACCAATATTTTGGGTTTAACGCTTCTAACCAATTAATTTTAAGTGCGGGTGGATCAAATATTGTTTCCACAGCAGTTTATCGTGACCCTGCGTCTTGGTACCATGTAGTATGGTCACGTAATGGCACTTCAAACACTATTTATGTTAATGGTGTATCAGTGTTAACAGGAACACTTTCATCAGGCATAAACACTTCAGGAATATCACATTGCTTGGGCGCTGCCGCAGGCGCGGGAACAAATTTTTTCAATGGTTACTTAGCACAAGTAAACTTTGTTGACGGTCAGGCACTAACACCTTCAGCATTTGGCGCTTTTAATGGGACAACAGGTGTATGGGAGCCAAGAAAATACGGCGGAACATTTGGTAATAATGGGTTTTTCTTGCCTTTTACAGATAATTCATCTACTACAAATCTTGGTTTAGATTTTAGTGGTAGGAATAACAACTGGACACCAAGTGCAGGTATCTCTGTAACCGCTGGCACTACGTATGATTCAATGATAGACGTGCCGGGATTGCCTACTAACTCTGCGGCTAATTACCCGACATTAAATCCTTTAGCATCTGCAAACTTTAGCGGCACTTACTCTAACTCAAATTTAAATTTCATAAGTGGCGTGGCTGGGCAATGGCGAGGTGCTGTTGCAACTCAATTCTTAACTAGTGGTAAGTTTTATTTTGAAGCAACCATTCAAGTTTTAGGCGCATTTAATTACACAATGATTGGTGCTTGCGGCTTACAAACAAGTATATCGCTATTTAGTAATTACACCGGATCTGTTGCTAATGGTTGGAGCGTACAAAGCGGCACGACATCTGGCGGGACAAGATACAACGGCGGTAGTGGGGTAAACATAGCTAACGCCGCTTTTACTCAGTTTGTTTTAAACGATGTATTGCAGTGCGCTGTAGATGTAACCAACGGTCGTATCTGGTTTGGTAAAAATAACGTATGGCTTGAAGGTGATCCAGCTGCGGGTACTGGCGCGTCGTATACAAATTTGACAGGGCCTATCGCTCCTTCTATTAGTTGCTTTGATACTACTGCACAGTTAGCGGCGAACTTTGGACAAAGACCATTTACATACACCCCTCCCACAGGATTTAAGTCGGTAAATTCCTATAACTTAGGTATGCCTTCTATCCCTAATGGCGCTACACAGTTTGCTGCTACTACCTATACTGGTACAGGCGCATCATTAGCTATATCTAATACTGTTAACGGTAAGTCATTTCAGCCTGATTTTGTGTGGGTTAAAGGTCGTTCTGGAGCTACAGATCACGCATTATATGACTCAGTACGTGGCACTACTAAGCAGCTTGAATCAAATACAACTACAGCAGAAACAACAGAAGCAACAGGTTTAACTGCGTTTGATAGCTCAGGCTTTACTGTTGGGGCATTAGCTCAAATGAACACTAACGCTGCTACTTACGTTGGTTGGCAATGGAAAGCAGGCGGTGCATCAGTAACCAATACATCAGGCTCTATATCATCACAAGTAAGTGCTAATCCTAGTGCAGGTTTTAGTATTGTTACTTATACGGGTACAGGTGCTAATGCTACGGTAGGGCATGGGTTAGGTATTGCGCCTAAGATGTTTTTTATATTTAATAGAACTACTGGATTTGCGTATAGTCATCCGGTTTGGCATACATCTTTTGGTGGGTCAACAAATACAGACTATATGTATCTTGATTCTACTATTGCAAAAGGCGGGTCTGGAGCAGCATCATTTTGGAACGCCACAGCACCAACATCAACAACAATTAGTTTAGGCACAGACATAACAGTTAATAGAAGTACAAATACATACGTAGCCTACTGCTTCTCAGAAATAGCAGGGTTTAGTTCTTTTGGTAGATACACGGGTAATGGTGTAGCAGACGGCATATTTATTTACACAGGTTTTAGACCTAGATTTATTATGATTAAATCTATTGGAGTTGAGTCATGGATTATTAGGGATGCATCTAGAAACACATACAATGTAGCTGATGCTGATTTATTTCCAAACCTATCTGATGCAGAAACTGTTTCGTCTGCTACCAGAGGGACAGATTTTTTGTCTAACGGATTTAAACTTCGTAATACAGGAACTGGATCAAACTCAAGTGGAGTTACATACATATACGCTGCCTTCGCAGAAAATCCATTCCAATACGCTTTAGCGAGGTAATAATGTTTGCAATAATACAAAACGGAATAATTATGCTGCTTGTGCAGCCCGGTGTAGCCTTTGAATGGGATGATGTTTTTTATCCTTCCAACTGGTGCAACTTATCAACGCCAGAAGAAAAAACCGCCATAGGTATGGTTGACGTGGTGTATGGTAAGCGTGAGGACGACCGTTACTACTGGGTTTCACAAGATGAGCCTGTATACAACGCAGAAACTAACCAAGTAGATATTAGCTTTACTAACACACCTAAAGAATTAAATGGCATTAAATCAAGCAGCGTATCTCAAGTTAATAGCACTGCATACACCGTACTACTCCCTACAGACTGGATGGTTGTAAAAGCAATAGAGACTAGCACGACTGTACCTGCTGCGTGGAGTACATGGAGAGAATCTATTAGGACTACTGCCGCAACTGCTGTAACTGCAATTAACGCTGCTACCGATGTAGCTGGGGTAGAAACTATAATGCAAAACATAGTCTGGCCTTTAAACCCAGATCAAGGAGTATAAGATGGCTATATTAATTAGCGGATCAACTGGTCTCTTTGGGTTTCCAGCGATATATGAAAACTTAACAGCAACCGCAACCGCTGCTAGTGGCACTGTAAACTACAACGTACTTACTCAATCTATTTTGTACTACACAACAAATGCTTCGGGTAACTGGACGTTAAATATACGTGGCGATGGTACTACTACTTTGAACTCTTTGATGGCAAATAACTC